GTTGTAGGGGCGTCAATACTATCCCTTTAAGATTACTCCATGTTTTTATAAACTCCTCATTTACCTCATATACCTCTTTCGCTGCTGCAATTTGCTGCTCGGTGTTTCTTCCTAATCGGCGCGCTTGGTCCTCCATTGCTCGCACTGCTTTACTATAAAGTACAATTTCCGGTCCATAAACCCTTTTTATTACTTCTTCCATCATGAAAGCAGGAAGCTTAGATGCACTCGTAAATCTATCTATAATGTCTTGAGAAGCTTCTCCTGCCTTTCTAACCATGTCAAACGCCAGACGAGTCGTATCCCCTTCTCCCTTTAAAAGAGCCGTACGCTCCTCCTGGACACCCAAGAGCGATGCCTGAATCAGGTTACTGCCTTTAGTAAGAGAACCCAGTACTTGCGGGCCTAAGGCAGCTAAGCTTGGGCCTAAAGCCCCCGCTAACGCCATACCTGCTTCCTCCATCTCGGGCCCTATCCCCATAGCAGCATAGACATCTAGCTGCTCCCCTAAGGATGCTACCGCATCTACTAACTCAGTAGTCGTTACTCCATAGCTTTTACTTAAATTAAGAGTGTTTAGAGCAAGATTACTTAGCTGCTCGTCACTGAATTTCATACCCAGCGTTAATTTCGCCATCCCAGCAATAAACTTTTTACTATCTTTTTGAGTAACTTTTGTAAAGATAGCAGCTTGACTCAATTCTCGATTGTTAGTAGTTAAACCGTGAGCCATCAAAGAAAACTGCTGCTCTAAAACGGTGTTCTGACTAGTCAACTTCCCAGAAAAAGCCTGGAGAGCCCCTGCATTAGTTTTCATAATACCTGCCAGATCAGTTCCCCTAGCAAGACCCCGTTCTTGTAGTCTTAGCCCAGCCGTCAGCGTTGATTTTAGCTCATTTTTTATAGTAGTTAGGGTTTGTGCAATAGGGGGAAGGCGTTTTAAATTAGCAGTCCACCGACGAAATGTCTGTTTTCTATTTTCTTTCTTATTAGCTCGGTTCATCTCATCCAGGATCTCTTCAATCCTTTCCAGTGGGTTGCTTTTTGATTCCTCTACCATCTTATACCAAAATTTGCTGTAAATTGCCCATACGGGTTAAATTATAAGTTCTATATTTGTCAACACCTAACAATTTTTTTAAACTTAAAGACACCGTACTATAGTAAGAAGCTCTTCTTCTCCTTTTATATAGGGCTCTGAGAATAATTCTTATAGTGGCTGGAGACGCCTGATCAATATTAAAACAGCTAACCAAGGGATTATTCTGGGTGCTAATAAAGAGGCCATCAACGGCTCTTTTGATCTGAACCACGAGGATCACCCTAGAAGTAGGCTTACGAAAAGAAACCTCTGTGGTAGGGGGTCGGTGATAAGTAAACAAAAAAAGTTCACCTGCCTGTATACGAGATGCACTCTGGGGAGTAGGGGTTAATCGCCGCTTACTTTCAACCCCAATCTCCTTCAAAAAAGTTTCTATTTTTCTCGAATATTTCTGCATTTCTCCTCTTATATTATATACTTAGAGTAATGACCACCGAGACTGACTTCATTGATTTTATGGACTTAATAAACCATACCCTACACCAAGACTTTGTTGATAAATGGAGGTTCAAATACTCTGAGAAATTCTTAAAGCATTTTCAACTGAAAATACTTGAATCCCTTACTAAACAAAAAGTTTTAAAACTTAGTAGCCTGTATAACTTCTTAACAAAGAAATGTAGATACTCTACTGATCAAGTAGATAATTTTCTGTCTACGATAGATATTTCTTTGTATACCCCATTAGTCATCAATGATAGACGATAAACCAAACTCCCCCGATTTTATAGACTTTATTGTAGCTTACAAAATTACCGATGGTCTAGGCTTTATAGCGGGTATAATTGCCGCCCTATATTACTTTACTATAGCAATCGTCTTATTTTTTATTGCGGCTCGTTTTCTTAGCGACGGTCTTTAACCTCTGCTCAACTAGAGCACAATCATTGAACTCAGGGCATAACTGTCGGTAGCCACACCAAGAACAGAACTCATTTTGAGATGCCTTAAACTCATCTTTCTTGAGTTTACGAATCTTCCACACTTCACTTACTTTCTCATCCAAATACTTCTTAATTTGATTCGCCGAATACTTTACGGAGACGAAGTGATTAGTAAGGGGGTAGTAGTGAGCGACAGTAATATCTTCCAAGGCAACCCCTAACAGATCATGAATAGCATAAGCGTAGCCTTGCATCTGTTTGTTTTGATAAAGATCAAGCTGAGTAACCTCCCTTTTGGAAGTTTTGTAGTCAATCACCAGATACCCACCATCGCTACCTTTAATGATCCTATCAATGATACCGTTTAGTTTAATATCGTTCTCTTTATCATACACAACTTCGTATACTAACTCAGTTCCTACAGTTTCTTGAAGACTAGCATTAAACCTAAGAAAGTTTTTAAGACAGGTCTCAATTTTGGGGTTGTAACTTTCTGAGAAAGTGTAGTCTTTTCTGATTTTGTGGGCTATATTAGTAAGTTCAGCAAGGGTCTTAGCCTTAACCCCATCCTCTAAAATCTTGTGGATGAACGAACCAAAATGCAATGCATCTGTATTCTTATCCTCCTCACGGAAACGATCAATATACTTGTAACGGTACTTTAAGTTACACTCTCTAAACGTTTTAGACTTAGACTCGGAAATTGTATTTATAAACATGATTTCACCTCAATTCATTAGAGCATTCCTTTTGGAGAAGTTCAAGGAAAACCACAAGCTTTCTTCCGCAGAAGTGGAACTCATAGTTCCGTCTGTCTTTGTCCAGGACGACTGGAAACGCCACATGAGCATCAATTTAGACTCAGGACTGTGGCAGTGTTTCAAAAGTGGTAATAAAGGGAATTTCATACAACTCTATGCTTATTTAGAGGGGCTAACATATAATCAGGCCGAATCGGATATTTTATTCAAGGAACTTCAAAATCCTCAAGAACATTTAGCCATTAAAAAACCCCCTCCACCCCCTAAATCCACGCTCGAAAAAGAGCTTTACCTGGAAGCCGTAACCCTCAATTCTCATACCCACCCCTCCCCTCTCGTTCAACGAGCGTGGGTTTTCTTATACGGACGAGGACTCTTTAACCTGATAAGAGGGGACACAACTTACTACGTATCCCATGACGGCAGGTACAAAAATAGATTAATAATTCCCTTTATTGATGACGAGGAAATGTTTTATTTTCAAGCTAGGGCTCTTCAAGATGAACAACCAAAATATCTTAACCCATCCGAGGGGTGGCCCAAGCCATCCCATATTTTATACCCCTACGATGAAGAGGCGCAAGAACTAATAGTTTGTGAAGGCCCACTTGACGCCATATCCCTTCAAATTCAAGGAGTTAACGCAACATGTACCATGGGGTGCTCGGTGTCGGAGATTCAAGTTTCTCTCCTGAAAGACTTTAAAGGAAAAATCATTTTAGGATATGATAATGATACAGCAGGTAAACGGGGCGTCAATAAATTTGATTACCTGCGAAAGTTAAAAAGGATGGCAGACTTTTCTCTCTGCCATCCTCCTTCGGAAGTTAATGACTGGAATGACGCACACATTCAGGGTACGAACCTAAAGCAATTTATCGCCAGTCATACTAAGAAGTATGACTACGATTACCTCATACATCACCTCCTTACGACACTGTGAGGTAAAACAGTGGACTTATAATCGTCTGAGTCAGGACATTGTATGTTACCTGTACACTATAAGTTCCTGTCAAACTTCCAAAATTTCCAACTGCGGCCCCCGCAGCTATAGAGGTCGCTGTATCCCAAGAGTAAATTAATGTATTATCTGAAGTGATACTCATGGTACCCGCCGTTGTATTGGGCCCTACGACTTCGAAAGGACCATCAAAAGGCGGATCATAATTAACCTTTTTGATTGTAACAGTAGCGTTAGTCGCAAAGGATTCCTTAAATATATTTTGAATAGATTGATCTATATCTTTATTCTCTAGGGAGACCTCAGTAGAAATTTTAAGATCAACTACCTCCCCAAAGCGAACATGTTTATTTAATAGTTTATTACTCGTAGTAAGGAGAAGCGGCTGAGTAAAAGCAAAGAATGTATCTTCGTGGAGGGAAAATTTATTAGTTATAACCTGATATTTGGATGCCTCATTTAGTTGAACTGTCCATAAATCAACATAATTCCCTACGCTGGAGAGACTCGAAGCAGCAGTAACGACCCCTCTGTTAGCATCCCATCCCGATAAGTTAAGGGTCTCATCCAAAACAACGACATACTCCCCCTCCTTAATTCTATAAATTCCACTAGCCGTAATCGACGGAGTGTAGTTACTAACATTAAACTTAACGCTAGAAGTTAATATAGCGTCAGAAGCCCCATACGTCATCAAGGGGGTAGCCGAAACCAAATTATCGGGACCCAGTACAGTGCTCGGGGACAGAGTTTGCGCTTCACTAAAAAGTTGAACAGCACTAATAGAATAGGGGTCTACATAAGCTCCATCATTTATAAAAAAGGTTCGCAGACCGATCCTTTGGCTAATATTAGGCCGATTATGCCTAGCGACGACCGTGTAGTTGTTTACTTGCATTTACCTGCTCTTGGACTTCTTTATTGTAAAATTCGAGGAACGCGCCCCTCTCATTTCTAGGCATCTTTTTTACATCGGAGTAAGAAAAATGGCACTGTTTTACTAATATATAGGCTTCTAAGAGAAGATTTTCTAAATTAAAAGACTCCCTTAGCTCCCTGTAAAAAAATCGGAGGTAATCGGCAACTCCATGATTTCATTGTGGGAACAGAAGGTACACAAAAAGCGCACCTTAGTGTCCAGGCCGTAGTCCTTACAAGAGATAGTATTGATGACTATATGGGCATCTTGAAGGGGTAATTTCTGTACAAACTTAGAAATAAGAGTTTTCTGCGAATGACCCTCCACCTCTGTAACAAACCGCCACAAATTAGCCACAGCGAAATCTGCATTCTGGAAATACATCTCGTCTTCAACCAGGGGAAGCCGTACCTTAACTTTTTTCTTAAGAACAGGCAATTCAATCTCTTGTGGATTACTAAACCCCTCTTCGAAATGCCGCATCTCTAGTTTGGATAGGTTAAAAACCAGATTATTATCCCGTCTACAACCAGGGCAAGCCATAGAAGCTCGATACTCATCACCGTAGGAAATCTCTCGAAGCTTCATAATCAGAGATAACTTATCCACTTGTAACAGGTTATTCAGGGAAATGTTGGATAAACAACGAGACAGTAATGTGTTGAGAGTGTCCTGATTCACATTTTGGTTTGACATTACAACTTTTTCATCATCAAAAGTCATAGGTCTAAGTGTAATAGGCTGTGCCGGATCGTCTAATTTGTAAAACTTATTCTTAGAGGGGAGGTCTACGGCAACCGCCTCAGTTGCAGGTAAATTCGTTAACAACTCCTCAAGAATTTGGTCTTCTGTTTTGGGGGGTGGGGCTGAATCAGGGGTGGACGCCATAAAATACTCCTCGAAAATTTGATATTTACCTATAATAGTCCATGAAAATAGCCGTAGGCACACTAAACTCCAAGATCATTACAGATAATCCTGATCTTCTGAGCGCCCTTGTGAAATTATATTCATTTAAATCCCCAGGCTATCAATACTCGTCAGCCTATAAATCCCGTCGATGGGATGGGACTATTAGGTTTATTAGTAAAAACGGAACTTTCCGCTCAGGTCTTCTAGAGAGTTTACTCAAAGATTTAGAAAAAATTGAGTGTATGCCTGAACTAGAGTACACCCACGACCGACCACCTCTGCCCAAAAATGACTGGGAGATTCCTCCTTTTACTTATTATGATTTTCAAAAAAAATTAATTGCTAAAGGGTTAGATAAAAAAAGAGGAATTATTAAGTCTCCTACTGGGTCTGGAAAAACTTTAATAATGGCTGGACTGATCAAGGCACTAGAGGGGAGAAAAATGGTGCTATTGTTTAATGCAAAACAACTGCTAACACAAACTTATGAGTTTCTTACAACTACTTGTGAATTTAAAAACATAGGATTGTGCTACGGAGAAGGATACATTTATGGGGACACAATGCTGTGTACTGTTCAGAGTATAGAAAAAATATTAGACACTCATTTAAACCAAGCCGAAGTTCTAATGGTTGATGAATGCCATGAATTTTCTAATGGAAAGACCACTTTAGCAGCCATTAGGGCTTTCCCTAATGCACAGTATAGATTTGGATTTACTGCCACCCCTCCGTCTGAGTCGATCCCTAAATATAACTTAGAAGGCTCATTAGGCACCGTATGGGAAATCATAGATACCTCAGGGTTAGTGAAAGAAGGCAAGCTCACCAAGCCCATCATAAATCTAGTCCGACGCAAGTATGCTGCTAGCGGTGGAGACGAATCAATGGGGTATTCCGAAGTTTATGAGAACTACATTACCCATAATCACTCACGAAATACAAAAATAACCGAGATAGTACATGACATCAAGAAACAAAATCAACGACCTCGTATACTTATACTTACCAAATCACTTGATCACGGAAGATCCCTGGAAAAGTTACTTAGAGGAGAATCCTGTCAGTTTCTTGAGGGTGCGAACTCCCTCGGAGAACGGTATTCAGCTATTTCTAAATTCAGAAATTATAATGGACCTTCCATTCTTATTGGAACCAAGATTCTTCAAACAGGAATAAACATAGAAGAGATTACCCATCTCATAAATGCCCGAGGCATGAAGTCAGAGATTGCTACACTGCAAGCTCTGGGGAGGGCTCTGAGGAAACACAAAAGCAAGCAGGAAGTATTGATCTATGATTTCTTAGACCAAGAAAAATACCTAAAACAACATTCCCTAGAACGTAAAAAATATTATGAGAACCAAGGACATAAGGTTAGAGTACTATGAGGAAGATAGAAGACATAAAAAAAGATGAATGCGCGCTGAGTCCCTCCGAAAAAGAAGACTTACAATGGGCAGTGAAAGAAATAGAAAATATCCTAAAAGACGAGAAGGTAAGTGAAAGGGGCCTTACCAGATTAGATAATGTAGTTGAGTCTCTTTTAAATCTAAAAAGAAACTATACTAAAAGAATTATAAAGCTTCTCAAGCAGAATCATATGCTGGATTAGTTATCACCAGAAAATTGGGGTAAATCCATATCTGGGTTTAGCATCTTTAATTTTAACCCCCAATTTTCCATATCTCTCTTAGTCCACTGATCTTCCAATTTTTCCTCTAAAGAATCCAACTTGTGGTTAATGCTGCCAAGTTCAGTACTAATCCATACTACTCCCGCACACAGACTTATAACCATACCTAAAGGCATTAAAGTTTCTTTAGAGAAAACAAATTTTTTATCATTACTTACCATTAAGCTAACCTCTGAATAATCAAAGTAGAATCTTTTTCAAAATTAACATTGTCTGCCTCTCCCTCCATCGTAAGTTTAATAGCATCGGGAGCCGCGACTACCTTTCCTACCCATTCCATAGGAGCCGCATGAGGATCTGTAGCACTGTGTCCTCTAAAAATTTGTGAGTGAGCGACACTACCGTTTATATAGAACCGGAATGTGATATTTTGATTAATAGAGGTTATGAAAGATGATATAGTTCTAACCAAATAAACACCTGTAGAACTTACGGCCACATGGTCTGGGCCACCCTCAGAGGATGAGGGATTTGTAAATTGGTAATAACCATCATCACTGCTTCTGACCGTGGAGGATACCCCTTCCGTGAGAGAGCCATCCCCGAAAGTTATTTCCGAAGTAGAAGCCGTCCCATCGTCTTTTAATCGCATCCAAATGAAGGGACCAGCCCCATGAGGTTGAGGGAAGTCAGTAGTTATGGATATTAGATCGTTACCAGGATTGCCCTTCACAGTCTGATTGGAAGAAACATTTAGTCCTGCGCTCGTGTCAATGGGATTAACAACAATCAGAGTAGTACACGAGGCGTTAGGATCAAATGCCCCCGTTGGGCCAGTAACCCCTTGATTGCCAGTAACCCCTTGATTGCCAGTAACCCCTTGATTGCCAGTAACCCCTTGATTGCCAGTAACTCCTTGATTTCCCGTAACCCCTTGATTTCCCGTAACCCCTTGATTTCCCGTAACCCCTTGATTGCCAGTAACCCCTTGTGGGCCAGTGGGGCCAGTAACCCCTTGTGGGCCAGTGGGGCCAGTAACCCCTTGTGGGCCAGTGG